ACATTGCTACCTATCGTAACTTGTGTACCATTGTCAAATATTTGTGAGTTGGCTAATGATGTCGTACCATTCCATTTAGAAATGTAATTTGTATTACCACTATTTTGCAAAAGAATCTCACCACTATTTGCACCATTAGGTCTAACCACTAAACCTTTTCTATCCGTTGGGAATGATACACTTGTAGTTCCAATACCAATTGAATAAGCACCATTATCGTATAATGCTGAATCTCCTAATGATGTACCACCCGTCCACTTAGCAATCATGTTCGTTGTACCACTACCCGTGATACCACTACCACCGCCTCCACCGATTACCGTACCATTAATCTTAAAGTTACCATTGATATTAACATCTCCATTAACTTGTAGTTTACCTCCACCACTAACTCCCGTAGATGTTCCAATTAATAAATCAAGTGATGAGGTCAAAGTCATTGCAGTACCAAAACCAATTAACCATGTATGTGATAAAGCATTATTAACAATTGGAATTGAGGTAAAACCACTATCCACCGCATTAACAAATATGCTATTTGTTCCCGTGTAACCGATACCGAAATATGAGTTAGAAACGGGATTAACCGCAAATTTGTACATTGCCACATTGCTACCTATCGTAACTTGTGTACCATTGTCAAATATTTGTGAGTTGGCTAATGATGTCGTACCATTCCATTTAGAAATGTAATTTGTTGTACCACTACCACCAACACCACCACTACTTGTTGTAACACTACCATCCGCCATTAAATATTGGCTTGATGTACCACCCGTTTTAATGAATGATGTTGCCGTTACCGAAGAACTAAAGGTTGCTGCTCCTGTCGAGGCAATTGTTAAAACTTGTGCAGATGCAGTATCGCTATAAATAGCAAAACTATTATCAGTATGACCAAAAAATCTATATTTATTACTACCATTGATTCTAAATGATTGCCAAGTAAATCCTCCGCTTGCGGTAGTATAATCTAAAACTAATTGCTCATTTGTACTTCCTTTAACTCTTAAATTACCTGCATTCACATCCAACTTAAACCCACTATCCGTGGTTGTGCCTATTAGGACATTGCCACCAGAGGTAATACGCATGCGTTCGTTACCTGTATTGGTATAAAATATTACATTATTTGAGTCCCAAGCTAATGCTTGAGTCCCTGCTGCTGCTAAATAACCAATAGTTGCTGATGGGGTATTAATAAAAGCCCCACCACTATAAGAGCCATAACTTATATCAGAAATTCCCGCACTTGATGAAACAGATACTATATATCTACCACCTGCCGTAACAGTACTCGAAAACGTGGCGGCTCCTGTAGAGGCTATGGTAAGCCTAACTGCATCACCACTTAAAAATCTTAAATCTGTTAAATATCTATCAATACCTGCATAATATGCACTTGTAGAATAAGGGAAATAAATACCACCTGCATTACCTGTTGGAACTGAAACTGCTATTCCTCCATTAGAATTAAATTCAAATATACCTTGAGCATTAGTTGGCAATGTATTACCCGATGCTCCTCCATAAGCATGAATTTTAGCACTAGGAGATGATGTGCCGATTCCTACGTTGCCTGCATCGGTAATTCTCATCCTTTCTTCTAATGCGGCTAAATTAATATTAGGTTGAGTATAAAATCTCATATCGCCACTATAACCATTTTGAGGATTATAGAATCTAATAGCAGATTGACAATTATTTTGTCCTTGATATCTTGCTCTAATTTCGGAATAAACAGTGGAAGATATAAAATAATCTAATAATATATTCCCTTGATTAAATATTGCATTTGTTGCCGTTACACTACTCGAAAACCTACCCGTTCCATTTACATCTAACTTATAGCCTGCATCCGTGGTAGTATTAATTAATACATTCCCCGATGAAACTATTCTCATAAATTCAGAATCAGCACTATTTGCCCATCTAAATTCTGCATTTGTTGGTGATGCTTGTTTGGCTCTAAATAACATACCCCAATTGCCATCGGAATAAATAGAACCTGCTACATAATTACCACTTGTTCCGATTGTTATACTACCACCCGCCGTAACAGTACTCGAAAACGTGGCGGCACCACCAGGTGCGATATAAAATCTATTTGTGGTTGCATCAGCTTCGTTTATTTCAAAACCAACTCCAGTAGATTGATTAGTTCCAATTTGCCATCTAACCGTGCCTTGGGAAGTCTTAAAGTTAATCTTAGCAGCAGGATTTGTAAGACTACCTGTTCTTATGAAATCAATCGTAGATGTACCAGTGGCTGTAATAGTTTGACTATCAGTTACAGTTAATGCCCCGTTAAACCTACCCGTCCCATTCACATCAAGTTTGTAACCTGCATCGGTAGTGGTGCCAACAAGTAAGTTTCCTCCATTTGTCAATGTCATTGCTTGAGTCCAAGTAATAGCAGTGCCTGCTGTTCCACTTGCTGCGTTAAACCATCTATGTTGACCCGAAACCATAGCATATCTTGTTGCGGTCGCCGTTGCTACATAAATAGATGAAGTTCCGTTATAAAACGCATTCTGCCATAATTGTAATTCTCCATTTGCACCAATTAAACTACCACCTGTATTTTGCAAAGCAGTATATCCACTCCAAGCACTTGGTGTTACTCCTAAACCAAGGTTGCCTGCGGAAGTAATTACTGCTTTAGTAGAACCAGCTACTGCAAAAGCAAGACCATTAGCCGTTGCATTTATAATTCCTCTTGCAACACCTGTTGGGGCAAGGTTTATTTGTGAATCTATATCTGTACCAGAAGCGGTAAATCTTGCAATAATTTCTGTTCCACTTGTTCCTACTACATCTAATTTATAGGTAGGAGTTGTAGTTCCAATACCTAAATTACCCGCCATGTAGTTATTAGCAGTACCGTTCATGTATAGATTCCATTTACTGGAACCTGCGGTTACTCCACCAAAAAATCCATAATTATTTGTTGCTTGATATAGGTCTGCCACTATGAACCCATATTGGTTATTTATTGTCGTACCTGCCCCAAGAGTTCCATTGTCCGCAAAGAAATGTCGATAAAGTGATAATGTAAATGTAGCAGCTTGTGTATTTAATTGATTATAAAACCCATGTGCCACAGAAGTAACAGTTGATTGAACAGTTCCATTTTGATAAACTCCAAAAGCTGAAACCCCTCCTGTGATAATTTTATTAATACTTAAAGATACAATACTACTAACAGATGCCCCTATACCAACATTACCCGAAAATAATGCTGTTCCCGATACATTAAGTTTATACCCCGCGTCTGTTGTTGTGCCCACCAAGAGATTACCCCCTGATGTAAGACGCATACGCTCATTAGTATGACCATTAGTGTAAAAACGCATATCAGCATTTGCTCTTGTCATTATTGACAATCCACCTGCAATATTTATATCAGTAGCGAGAACTCCCGAATTTTGAACAAAACCACCTGCGGTTGTATAACCCGTTCCCATTGCTAATAATCTAATTGCACCCGTATTATTTACGGAAGTATTTCTTACTTGCAATTCAGAAAAAGCAGCAGTTCCTGTATTTGGATTTTCAACGGATGAAATTACGGCATCATTTGAACTTCTTGTAACCTGCAATACATTACCAGTTAATGGACTCGTAGTTCCAATTCCTACGTTTCCACCACTCGTGATATACATTGCTTCTGTTAATATTGCTGAACTTCCTGTTGCAGTAGGTTGAACATAAAACTTTAATCCTACTTGGTCAGCATCAGATTCGTGGTATGCTGCTATTGCAGCCAATTTTCTTCCCGTCGAAGAGCCAAAACCAATAGCACCACCAACAGCATTAGTTGGGTTTGCATCTCCTATCCATAAACCATAGGTTGAATAATCAGCATCATTTCCGTTAGTAGTAAATGTTCCACTAACCGCAGTTGTTAATTTTGCATAAGGTGCCACAGTCCCAATACCTACGTTAGTACCATTATCAAAAATTATACTATTCCCCAATGTAGAGGCACTTGTTGCCTTTGGAATATACCCACTTGTCAATCCACCAATCGTTCCACTAATTGTCCATGACCTATCCGCACTTAAATCATAAGTTGTACCATTAATGGTTAATTGTCTTGCATTCGTTACGGGTGTGTATCCTAAAGCATTAGTTACCATTAATGAGGTAATGCCCGTGATATAACCCGCACCATTGGTTAATTGACTTGTATTGGTTGGGATTGTGATTACCCCCGTAGTGCTATTGTATGCACCACTACCCGCAACAAAAGATAGAGATGCTCTTGCCAAGGCATCGGTGTATTGAGTAATTGTATTAGTAATTACACCACTTGTTGAATTGTAAGAAATTCCCGTTCCCCCACTAATTGATGCTCGTGCTAAAGCATCCGTATATTGTGTAATGGTATTAGTAATAACTCCCGTAGTGCTATTGTAAGAAATACCCGTGCCTCCACTAATAGCACCTCTTGCTCTACTATCTAAGTAATATAAATTACCACTCTCGGTAACTTGTGCGGTTGTATAATCACCACTCGTAGCAACTATTGCCCCCGTTCTCCCAAATACACTCGTTACCGCATCGGTGTTAATATCACTCCATGATGCGGTTAATGTTGTGCCATCTTGCTTGGTTAATGTTAATGTCTTTGTTGTTGTTCCACTAACACCAATAGATGTTAATGAACGATTATAGGCGGTATCCCATGTGCCTTGTGATGAGGTTGTAGGGATGGAATAACCCGCACTCAATGACAATGCTAATGTCCCACTTGTTGTAATTGGTGAACCACTAATGGATAATCCCGTTGGTACACTCATTGCTACGGATGTTACCGTACCAACATTGGTGGTGTATCCCGCAGGATTACTTGCTAAGTAATAGGTGCTATTATCGTAACTAATGGTAGTTCCAACTATCTTAACAAAACCCGTACCATTTAATGCGTTTTGCTTTGCAGTCCATGTGGCTTGTGTTGCATCCGATGGTAATGAGTAACCTAATGCAAAGGATAATGCTAATGTACCACTTGATGTTACGGGTGAACCACTAACACTAAATCCACTTGGTGCTGATAATGCGACACTTGTAACGGTACCCGAATTACCACTCGAAACACTACCATCGGCCATTAAGAATTGTGCCGATGTGCCTCCACTTTTAATAAACTTATTTGCGGTGAGATCATTAACGAATGTGGCATTCCCAGTCGAATACATCACAAACTTATTAGTGATCCCACTATTTATTTCAAATCCACCACCATCGTTTTGGATATTCCAAATGGTCCCACTACTTGTGTCGCTTAATTGTAACGTTGGAATTGATGATGAGATTGCTAAATCTCCACTCAATGATCCACCGGTCAATGCCAATCGTGAATTTAACCCGGTATTTACCGCATTTACACTCGGATATTTGGTTGATGATGCATTTAAATTAGATGATAAATTGGCTAATGTTTGGAACGTTGAATTTGCGGTTGAAAAAGAAAGGTATTCCGTTTGATCCAATTCCCACGTGTTCATACCATTCTTGCGTAATAAACCGGTCGTTAGGGCCAAGGCCGCGATCGCCGCCAAATCCGCATCATAAGGTTGATAATTTGTCGAATCAATAGATCCATCGGCCTTTAAAAACTCGGTTGATAATCCACCCGACTTAATAAATTTATTTGCGGTTAGATCATTACTAAATGCCGCATTCCCACTCGCAAAAATGTAAAACTTATTTGTGGCCCCATAATTTAACTCAAAGGTTGATCCATCATTTTGGATGTTCCAAATCGTTCCACTTGATATATCACTTAAAGCAATTTTAGGATAGGAATAATCTAAGATAAGATCACCGGTCAATGTTCCCCCAGTAAGATTTAATTTTAATGCTAACCCACTATTTACCGCATTTACCGATGGATATTTGGTCGAGGAGGCGGTAAGGTTTGAAGAAAGGTTTGCATACGTTTGGTATGTCGATGTGGCAAATGCCAATGAGATATACTCGGTTTGATCAAGTTCCCATGTATCGGTTCCATTTTTACGCAATAATCCCGTGGTTAATGCCAAGGCATCGATCGCGGTAAGATCGGCCGAATATGGTTGGTATTGTGTCGAATCAATGGATCCATCGGCTTTTAAGAATTGTGTCGATAAACCACCAACTCGTTTAAATTGTGATGCTAAGATGTTACCATTGACAACCAATTTCTCGGTTAATGTCGTTGATCCAATCCCTACATTTGTGCCATTAGTGTAAATGACACTATCTTTCATTAATAAATTATTGTCATAAAATGGCAAATAACCTTGTGTTCCAAAGATGTTTTGGTTTTGCCAAACCATCAATGTGGAATCATACACCAATATGTTTTTGTCGGCAACCGATGTGATTTGAACGTTGTGTAATTCATCTAACTCATAGCCATTATCTACTTTAACGTAGATTTTACCATGATTTTGATGTGCATAAACTACAAATCCAACGATCACGGTGTGTGTTGGTGCTTGTGGTTTTACGTTTGTTAATCCTCCGGCTAATATTCCACTCAAATACAATGTATCACCATCCACCCATGTTTCACCTTGCAAATCTCCGGTCGTATCAATCTCATTCACCAATCCACTAACCGTAACGAATCCCTCTTGGTTGTTTGCAATTGTTTCGGTAACTAAACCGATTGTGTCTTTGGAGTTTGCATCATTATCCGCTTGTGCTAAACCAACTTGTAATCTTTGGCCTTGTGCCCCTATGATTTTAACTACTTGGTAATTCGATTCTAACATGGATGCACCACTTCCATTTACAACCCTTGCCACTTGCTCTTGCCCGATTTGCAATGTAACGTTCCCACCTTTTAGTTTTAAATCGGCGGTTCCATCGGTGTTATTCCAGGACATTACACCAACACTTGTAGGGATCGCACTATTGGTTGTATTTAATTGGATAAAATCACTTATTAAACCATAAGTTCCAAGATTTAAATTTTGCGTTGCCCCAACGTATGGAACATAACCACCACCTCCGCCACCTCCACCATTAACGATATTCCACCAAATCTTTTCGATTGATGTAAGAACGGTATCCGATGATGTAACGGTTCCGCTTGTTGATACGAACCCGGTCAATGGAGTTGCTAAAACTCTTGGCTCGGTAAAATATAATCGAGATCCCTCGGCAATGGCGGATGTTGTGGATCCTATTGGTAGGTAGGTCGATGCCGCGTTTGAAATCGTTAAATAAGTTGATGATGCCGAGGCAATCGTTAAATAGGTCGATGATGCGGAGGCAATTGATAAATAAGATGTTGAATCCAATGATCCATCACCTTTTAAGAATTGCGATGAGTTGGCACCCGTTACCTTAAATTTAGATGCACGAATAAAACCATTTTGATCGATGAATAACCCGGTACCTCCACCATATCCATCCGAAACTTGCTTTTCGGTTGCGGTAACAACATCATTATCGATTAGTTTTAATAGTGCTTTATAGGTATCCGCGACAAGTTTACCGGTTAATGTAGCCATTCTTTAATTGCTTTATTTTAATGCAATTTAGAGAAAAAATCGGCTCAATTTTGATAGCTTATAAAGTACAAATCCAATGATCAATATGGATTCAAAAAAAATGGTTATGATGGCCCATGTAGGAATTACATTTTTTACCACCACTTTCTCGTAAAATTTAATTTCTTGGTTATTCTTGGACCTATATTTTAGATCATAAACATTTGCCACCGAATCCATATTGATTGTGGCTTGAATTTTGCCACGTATGGTACGAATTACGACCTTGCCTTGTGGTAGATTAGATTTGTAATAAAAATCCTTTAAACCCAAAGAATCACATGGATTCTCGATGATCAATGTATCGTGGACCGCATTAAATTTAGTAATCACTTTATGATCACGAATCGTATCACGAATAATTATCGTTTCCTTAGTTGTGGTGATTTGCTTGGCTTTACATGATGCGAACAAAATCAACGCAAAAATAATGAGATTAATATTTCTCATACGTGGTTTTGCCTCCATGTTTAATGGCTCTTAATATCTGATTTCGGTTTTTATTATTTCCCACATAAGAAACATGCACCCAATCGGGATTGGTAGATGTGCCAAACTCATAGATCAATTGATCAAACACTAAATTGGTTTTGATAAAATCAAAAATCATTCGATTAGAAACGACATTGGCGGATAAATCGTGATCAATATCAACCGCCTCGCCACTCGTATGTTGGCTATTCTTGGCACCACCAATTGCCACATTTAGTTCCTTAGATCTAAAACCACTTGATATTAATATTGGTATTTGAAAATGCTTGCGGATTGGCTCTAAAACTTTTACGCATAACTCACGCAAATTATCCGTTTGCTCGGCATTAGGAAAGTTTTTAATGTTATTACGTTTCGCATAATCACTTCGCGTAAATTCATTCAAATCAAAATGCTCACTTAATTTCATCGGATTTTTTCTTAGTTGATTTCCCTAATCTTAAATTATGGTTTTCCTCTCTTAGATGCTCGATTTCAATAGTCAAATCATCAACTTTTTTACTTAGTTGATCAACCTTAGCCTCCAATTTTTCGTTCATTGCGGTAACCATGTCAATCACTTTTTGACTATTCTCTAATTGTATCGTTGATATATCGGCATTCTCTTTACGTTTGCCGATGATCCATCCAACGATCGCGGTGATTGTTGATGATACGATTCCGAAAATAACCTCTCTTGTTTCCATTAAACTACTTGTTGGATTTTATTTGACAATTCTAAAATACCACGATAATAGGTGTAATCATTATCATCATTCACAATGTAATTAACCGATTCACAAACGCATGTGAACACATTAAACCCATCGGCCGACAAATTGAAATAACCATTTGATCGTGTGCGTACTAACTCTAAAATTCTACTAATGGCTTGGTTTGCTTGGATCTCGCCTCCGCTATCTCCTTGATACCTGGTAACAATCTCAATCCTTGTGATCGTTTCGGTGATGTAACTTGATCGATTAAAATCGGCCTCCGTTGTTGAAACCGAATACAAATAAATGTATGGGAATGTCGCATTAGATGGCACCCGATTGTAGATCGGAACCGCAACCCCATTGATTAACACATTGTTTGTAAGTCTTGTGATAATCGCTTTACGAATGAATTGAATTGCCTCTAACATTATTTATCCGCCAATTTATTTAGTTTTAAATCTAATCTTTGCTCTAAATCATCAAACTCCTTGCGGACCGATGGGAAAAAATATGGTCTTGCATAAACAAAACCTCGGCCTTTACCTTTGCCTTTGAACTCCTCGGCATACGATCTCGGTATCCCTAATTGATCAAGTTCCCTCAATGTAATACCTCGACCGGTTCCAAATTCAATGTATGGTGCGTACATTGCTTTGGCAAATACACGAACATTTTGTTGATTCATCCTCTCGGATCCAATCGATTGTTTTAAATCCCCGGTATCTATGGGTGCATAATCCTTTGCTCTTTTAACAATTAACAATGCGGTGGTACCTAACTCATTGGATAATTCTTGTGCGGATAATCGCCCAAGATCCTCAATCTTTTTACGCAACATCAACAATTGTTTTGGATCAATTCTAAATGCCATTATGCCTCCACTTTTGTTGCACTCATTTTAACCCAAAAATTCTCAATCGTTTGGAATGATGAATTAATCCGATATTGTACACCACTACCCTCCACCTCAATCACATCCTCATTTTGAATTAACGATGCGGTTTCTTTTCTAATAATAATCTCAATCGATACATCATGTAAACGGATTCCATCTTTATTACGGATCTCACCACTCATTTCTTGTACCTTACACCAAAACGTACCAATGGTGGTTTGTGATGATGATAATGTACCACCATAACCATCCGAGGTTTTAACCAATCGTTTAACGATGATCCGTTGTTTTAATATGGATGCATTTTCTTGCATTAGATAAACATGGCTTTATAAGAGTTCAAAATTTGTTGTGATGCCGATGGCACATCCGATACGATTGTCCCGGTAACATAATCCGTTCTATTATCGTAATACGTTGAAACCATCATTAATAATGCTTGCTTTAATAAACCATCCGACATACCCGATGTGGTATAATTTACTTTAACATTCGCATAAACTCCTTTCAACTCAATGATTTTATCATCTAAACCAAATACATCATATTCGAGTGAGGTATTATCAACCGTACCGGTAACACTTTGAATCGATGCAATCGGACCAAATGGAACATCAATCAATAAATCCCATGGTGATTTTTCTAAATAATAGGTCCGTGTTTTAGCCACAATATCTCGGCTAAGATAATTCTCGGCATTAATCCGTGCGGATGTTATCATAATGGCCAACAACGAATCATCGGCACTCGTATCGATACGAATGAAATTTTTACAATCGGAAACACTAATGATCTCCGATCCGGTCGTTGAATTAATCTTAATTTGTGGCATTTTACTTGCGTTTTTTACCCTTCGTTTCGTAAACTATTTTTTCCTCTTTTGATTCAACTTTCGTTGCCTCCACCTTGATAACTTTTTCCTCAACCTTAACTCCTAATTTGTTATCAATGTAATGTTTTTCCAATTCACTTGGTAAATTGACAATGGCACCCGCATAATGCATTACATTACCATGACATACCGTTTCAATCATTCTTAATTCTCCCATGTTGATTAAATTAAAGTTTCGAGGATCTCATCATCACTTATCTCAATGATTGGTTCATCCTTTTTTGTTTTAGGTTGTTTTACCTTAATGGCCCACCCTTTTTCTAAATATAATTTTTCGAGATCGGATGAAATGTCTTGAATGGTTCCCGCTTTTCGGTAGGTAATCCCATCATCGACATTTTTTATCATTTCTACTTTTCCCATAGCATTATTTTTTGTGTAAATATAAAAGAAAAAGCCACCTAAAATTTAGGTGGCCTCTCTTAATTTAAATTAGCAATTAAAACTAAACTCCGATCGCCGCGATGTCCGTAGCAAATACACCCTTAACGATAGCCAATGGTGCGTAATTAGTTAATGCAATTCTTTCTACCAAACGAACGGTAACGAAACCATCACGAACGTTTGTTCCATCCTCGCGGAAGAACTCTAATGACAAGTTCTCACGAACCCACATTTGAGTTGCCAAACCAAAGTTACCTACCATGTAAGTACCTGCGGTGATAGCAGTATTTACAACAACCGGTACTCCTAAGAATTGTGGTTGTAATCCCGCGTAAACTTGATCCTTCAAATACTCATTGGTTGTAGATTTTAACAAAATGATTTTTGAGAAATCCGTTGGATTCATCATGATGTAATCCGGGCGATAGTTTACCAATGCTAATTGGTTGATCGCAACGGTTAATACGTCGAATTGGTTAGCCGCAGTGATAGTATCAGCGAATGAACCGGCCGCGAATGCGGTAGCACCAGAGGTTGAGATACCACTAATGTTTGGAGTTGTTCCATTACCATAAAGCAATTGAGTATCCTCAACCGTCAATAACTTCTCGGGTGCACGTGCCGCCAAGTAAGATGTTAATTGAGGTACATCGGCCAACATCTCCTCAGAGATACGGAAATAAGTACCAATTTTTTGTACGTTAGAATCGTATGCAGTCAAATCGAAATCCGATTCGGTGAACGTAGTTCCTTGTGTAGTTGCCGCGGCACCATTATCATAAGCCGATTCACGAACATAACGAATAACATCGGATGTTGTAGAACCTTGTGCCAACAATTGGCGAACGTGAATAGGACGGGTTGGATCATACTTGATACCCGGTACGTATTGTGCCGGAATAACCGATCCCGTTAAGCTATTCGCCTCGGTCATATCGCCCGCCTTGATTTCAAACTTAGCAGAACGCGATGTACCATTAACAATTCCTTCTAATGCACCTTTTGAGATACCATCAACTAAAGATTGTTTGAATGATTTTACCGTTGCACCATTAGCAAATTTCTTATTTGCAATCTCTTGTGCATCGATACGTGAGTGAATCTCGGAGAACTTTGTTTCCAAATTCTTGATTTCACCTTTCAATAACTCATCGGCTTTACCGGTAGCACTTGCAACCGCTTGCCCTTCCGCCTTTGCAATGCGGGAATCAATTGCCGAGTTTAACTCATCCAATTGTGATTTGATTTCTTCTGACATCTTATTTTTCTTTAATTTTTGAATTTAAATATTTGAATATTTCGGAAACATCAACCGGTTTGTCCATCGGCAAGGTGTCATTTTCGGACGGCCTTGTGATCTCTTTAACAAATAACGATTTCAATTTCATCAACTCACTTTCAATTGCGTAACCGAGTTCATCGGAAACGTTTTCCTTTTTGATCAACTTAGCCAACGTATCAAAACGTTTTGCCAAAAGATCTTGGTCAATCTCACCTTTTGCATCGGTGATTAGGGCCATTGGGTTTGCGGCTAATGTAACGCATGAGATCTCATACAATTTACACTCCTTTAACTCACGGATCCCATCCATACGCATGGACTTAACAATTGGCATGATACCAACCGAGTTCTCGGTGATCACTCCATTTTTCATTAATAATAAAACATCCTCACCCATTCGAGTTTTAGGAATCTCCGCCACGAAATATAATCCGTAATCATCCTCCTTTAATTCGGTGAACTTTCCTAATGGTTGATCAATACGATGTTGGTTGCAATAACGAACACGTGATCCATTCTCTTGTAAGGTCTTTGTGTATGCACCTTTGAGAATAATATCACCATCACTATCTACATTGCCAAAAACGGAACCATAACCCTTAACGATTCCATTTTCCTCATCGATGTCATCAATTCCTATTGATGTTTGCTTAAATAACATACGCGTTTCTTTTTGTCAAAATTACTTTTTTATTGTATTCAAAAATAACTATGGTTTTTTAAATTCAAATTTTTTGAAAACGATGTCATTGCCTTGGTTTTCTAATGGCTCAGTATGAGGATTATCACCATGCAAAATTTCATCGGGAATTTTATCCTCAAATGCAAAACAAGAATCAATACCAAAATAGAATGCACATTGTGAACATCTATCCGAATAAGTAATTTTAACGTTTTCCATGTTGTTTAAGTTTATCAAAAAAGTTCTTTAATGATATTGGTATTTTATTAGGTTCTTTGTAATACATGACCAATGATTCGCATAATGTTTCGCTTGAATCCGTAGCACCATACGCACTAATCAATGATTTTTCTTGTTGTGTTAAACTTGCATAAATGTCCTCATATTCATTTCGTAAAACTCTAACACTATCATTGTAGGTCTTTAAATAACCTTGGCCCTCAATAAATCTATTTTGTAATAATCTCGTTCCATTTATCCTTGCCAACAATTGATCCTCAATCATGTGTCCACTCTCATGTATAAATACATTTTCAATAAAATCCTCCTCACTTGTAAACACATTATGTCTATCATAAAGCAATGATTTTTTTGTTTCTCTTATGCCTTTATTGATTTTTTTATCATCTAAAAATCCTCTCAAATTCTCATAATTAATTAATCTTTGCTCTTGGCCTACCCTAAAATTGGTAACATTTCGATCAAAACTATCCTTAATATAGGCTTTGGAGTATTTGTTTTTATTATAAGTTAAATCATATCCATTTGCGGAGGCTAACGCACCACCTTCTTTTTTGTATTTACCTGGAACGATTTGAGCCAATGGATCTACACCAAAATCATCAAATACCATTTTTAAAGTATTATTTATCTTGTTAGCACCTTCAACATCAAATCCCGAATAATCAACAAGATTTGCCAAACCATTTTTCTTTGCCCATTCTTCCGCCTCTTTAATTGTCTTGGCATTTGATATATTGGTTTGCACTTGTTGTGCCTCCACACCAATAGTTGTTGCAACCTCGGGTGTGATCAATGCCTCGGTAAATGTGTTTTGGATCGTAGTTCTTGCCAACCCAAAACCAATATCGGTAATGTTCTCCCCAATCGTTTGTGCATTCGGTTTTGGAAATGGTGCCATGGAACACCGACAATTAATCACGTTTGATGCGGATCCCGATGGATCACCGGGCCACTTTAATGCTTGGCCACCAACAATAAATGGTTTGTTAAAATCAACCACTTGCCGATGTGCCGCTTGATGTGCCGGTCTAACTCTTGCATCTCTACCCGCCATCCACATCTTTTGCATGTCTTGGCCCGCAAATATATCACTTGCCGATTTCCATGTTGCATAGTTAGCCGCGTTCGTGGTTTCGGTCCTCACCACCCTCCTCGCTTGGTAGGTGCTAAACTTATTAAATTGAGTTCTAAGGATCTTGGCTTTAACCTTCTCCCCTTGGATTTGAAATTCGGGATCCTTGATCAACTTTTGGATTACCGAGATAATGGTTTGTTTTGCGGTGCCACTCACACTCGTTACTCGTTGTCCTCCCACTTGTACACCGATAAATGCGAAATTGGCTTGCCAAATACTTTCGTAATCCTTAAAGTTTACCGATTTGCTAATTAACTTATCGAAATTCTTAGAATACCATTTGGCAAATTGTAAACCAACCTTGGAATACATTTCCGAATACATCTTGATCAATGTACTCTCCTTGAAAAATACCTGGACATCCGCACTATTGATTTGGCCTTGTGATAAAAACATTCTTGATGCCTTATCATATTCCGCTTGGTAGTACGCATAAAAATCCCGATACGATGATCGATCGGCTTTATCCAACTCATCCTCAAATAAATTGGCCCATGAATCCTTGACCTCTTTAATCAATTTTTCTTGGTCCATTAATTATTTGGTTTCAAAATCAATATCCAATGATTTTGGGTTTTCTAATGCATCAATTGAAACGTTTTGTGGTGCCAAGTTGGCCGGGATGAAATAATCATTCATGTACGCATTAACCTCATCTATTGGATAATTCATCGCATCACGTTTCTCATTTGGAGTAATCCACCATGCGGTTGATAATTGGCTAACCAACTTATCGACCTCTTCTTGCATCTCGGAGATCATGGTAAAATCGAAATCCAAATAAAGGTTTCCACCAAATTGTGGCACCAACCAACGATTCAACTCATCACGAATTTTGATCAACTCGGGAATTACCGCATTTTGATACATGGCCTTTTTAGCCTCCTTCATGTTGTTGTATGTCGATGAATCGGTATTGTTTAGCAATTGGACCGGGATATTGTAAATGTTACATAGATCCTTAACCGTTGCATTGTATTGCTCGATCAATGATAAATCCGATGCCGATAAACCAAAATTGATCCATGATAAATCCTTAGATGAAATGATTACATCCCCCGCGTTCTCGGATCCTTGATATTGCTTTCTAAAATTTTGCTTTAATGCTTGTGCTTGTACTTGCGTGATCGTTCCCTCCTTATCAACTAACATACCACGTGAGGTTTGATTTTGGAGATATTTTACCCCGGTCGTTACCGCCTCATTGTTTGCGGTTAAAACGCGGAGGCCGGCACGTAATGGCGATTGGCCATAAAGGTTTGAACCCGCCATGTTATAATCGGGATTAAAATCCTTAATATGGCAAATGTCCTCGGGTGCTACTTCAACCGTTGAATTATAAATGATTCTATAACCCGCGATCGGATCTAACAATCCATCGGAAACAATTTCAACTAATTGCGATGGCAATACGTATAATTGCCCAAATTTACCCGAATTAGGTCCCGTTTCCGGTTTAACCCCATAGATGTATCTGTTTCCCGTTAATTTGCCAA